AAGAATTGGCAAAACGTCAACAAGCAGGTGTAGCTGACGCAGAACCTGTTTATTCAAAACCAGAAACACAATAGTTATTAAAAAATCATATGGAAAAAAAATTATCTGACCTAACAGTAGTAGAGTTAAAAAGTCTTGCTTATGATGAATTGGCAAAACTAGAAAGTGCTCAACAAAATCTAAGAATCTTGAACCAAGAAATTGGAAAACGTGCTCAAGAACAACAAGCACAACAAGCACAACAAGCACAACAAGGAACATTTGCTTCACCTTCCTTGTAAAAAATTAAATTAATTATAGTGAAGAAACACCTCAAAATAATTAAATTTTGAGGTGTTTTATATATGTTTTGATATGGAATCAAACAAATGTAACTTTTAATGATAAAACAGTAGAATGTTTGGTATATAGCCCAGAATCATGTGGATTTAGAATTGATGCAAATACTGATGCTTACAATATAAATTCAATTGTGTTAACTACACCAAACGGATACTGTACATTTACTGTAGAATGATTATATGGTTTACTGGCCAACCTAACAGTGGTAAAACCACTTTGGCATTAGAATTATCACATTATTTGCATGAAATACGTAAAGATATTACAGCAACAATAATTGATGGTGATTCACTAAGAAAAATTACACGTAACATAGATTACACAAAAAGTGGCAGACGTAAAAATATACAAACTGCCATAAATTTAGCAATCAATTCAGATACATCTAATGATTATACTATAGTATCACTAGTATCTCCATTCAGAGACTTAAGAGAATTGCTAAAAGATAACACCAAACATATTGTTAAAGAAGTATATCTACACAGTAATAGATTACGTGAAGGTAAAATGGTGGAATATTATGAACCTCCATTAAAAAATTATTTAGATATTGACACTGACAATAATAATGTCATACAATCACTTAAATTAGTTATAGATTACATTCATGAAAGCAATACTTGCATTAGCAAAAAATAGAGTTATAGGCAAAAACGGTGGATTACCATGGCCATCTATCCCCAATGATTTCAAATGGTTTAAAGAATTTACGATGGGTAAAAAACTTATTGTGGGTAAAAATACATTTGATACTCTTCCCATGCTCAAGAATAGAGAAATTCTTGTATTGACCAGAAGAATAGAAGAATTGAGTGAGATTCCAAATCAATATCTTATTAACAAGAATGATCTTACAGGCAAGATTATCACTGATGTATCTGATCTGGACCCAGACATAATTGTTGCTGGTGGAGCTAAAACATATGTTAGATTATTACCATATATTACAGAATTTTATGTTACGCATGTAAATGGTAGTTATGAGGGTGATACATTTATGCCACCATTTGAAGATTTGTTTACTAATAAAGAAGTTGTAAAAGAATTTGACATACACAAAGTTATCAAGTATACTAAGTAATATGAACAAAGTAGACACAGAATATTTCAGAATTGTCAATGATATTTTGACAAACGGAAGACTTAAAAAGAACCGAACTGGTGTAGATACCATTGGTATTTTTGGTGCTCAAGCCAAATACAATGTGGATCTAAACGCATTTCCTCTATTAACCACCAAGAAAGTTCATTGGCCAGCAATCGTGCATGAATTGCTTTGGTTTATCAGTGGAGATACCAACATCAAGTATCTGGTTGATAATAATGTTCGTATTTGGAATGAATGGGCATTTTCTCGTTATCAGAAAGTCAAACCAAGATTGGGTGGATTAATGTTAGCAGATGAATTATTGTTGTCTAATCAAGAAAAACGAGTATTGGCTTCCAAGTTAGAACCAGATGATTTTGATGTGGTTGATAGTATCAAGAAATCAATACAGGAAAAACAAAATAAATTCATTGACCGAATCAAAAATGATGTTGAATTTGCTAAGGAATGGGGTGAGCTTGGTGAAGGAACTTATGGTGGAATGTGGCGGGATTTTCCATTTTTTACAATTGTTGATAAAACCGATCCATCAACGATGCCAAAATTCAAATCTTTAGGAACAAAGGGAACGTATTGTGGAGATGAACCATTAACTTTTCTAGGAAGAATTGATCAAATTACAAAAGTTCTTGAAAAGTTAAAGAACAATCCAGATGATCGTCGTATGATTGTGAGTGCATGGCATCCACACTGGGTAGATCATTGCGCATTGCCACCCTGTCATTGTCTTTTCCACTTTCATACAGAAGAATTGACTTTGGAAGAACGAATTGATATTTTACAGAAACAAGTTGGTCCTGTAAATCTTCCTAAATCTGATGTGTGGATCATTCAAAAACTGAACGAGGACAATATTCCAACTCGTCGTTTGAATTGTTTGTTATACCAAAGATCCGTGGACACTGCACTTGGAAAGCCATTTAATATTGCAAGTTATGCGCTGTTAACTGCTATGATTGCGCAAACTGTTAATATGGTTCCAGGTATGTTTACGCATTCAATGGGTGATACGCATATTTATGTAAATCACATTGACGGATTGAAGTTACAATTAACTAGAGAACCAAAGAAACTACCTAGAGTTTGGTTGAATCCAGAAGTTAAATCACTGTTTGATTTCAAGTATGATGATATCAAACTATTAGATTATGAGTTTCATCCAACAATTAAGTTTGATGTAGCTGTTTGATATCTGTATTTTTCTTAAACTTTTTATTAACCCAATTACTTATAGTTCCAATGGAGACATTTAATTTTCTCGCAGCATCAGCTTGAGATACATAAGATACTCCATTGAGAACTATAGGATTGGCATTAGTAGGAAGAGTTCCTTTTCTTCTTTCAGACGCTTTTTGTTTATATTCATCTGTGTGTTTTTTTCCATAAAAAGCGTTTCGTTGTTCTAGTTTAGAACAATGTGAACAGTATTTATGTCCATATCTTAATTGTTTACCACAATCATTACATTTAGGAGAAGAAACTCCGCCTTTCCAATTATAATTTTTTTCTCCATTCCTACTCCATCTACTTTTTCTTTCTTGTTCAGTCATTTTTGCAACATTTTCATTTATAGTTTTTGTCATCTTTTCTATAATTTCATCTCTGCGTGGATTATTTGTTAAATTATCCCCTCCGCCAATACTACCAACATTATATTCTGGTTTTAATGTTGTTACAAAATTAGTTTCTTCATTTAACAATTCAATATCAGATGCGTTGGGTATTTCTTTTATAACTTCATAAACAAAATTTTCTTTTCCATATTTGTTCCACGCTCTTTGAAGATAGGTTGAGTGGTGTCTATTATTTTTTAAAGCTGATTTATGTACACTCCATCGTCTCTTAATATTTTTACTACTTCCAATGTACATTTTACCGTTTTTGATATTGACAATCTTGTATATGCCTGATATGATATTCATAGTAATAAATATTAAATGGTAGTCCCAAAAACATATCTATTTAAGATTACTATATGAAAAAACAGAACAAGAAAGAAAAAGAAGAGATAAAGATGAAGTTGGCTTATTTTGACCGACTTGTAAAACAAACCCGTGAACTAATTAAACAAGGTTATACTGTACCAGATTTAAGCAGTTTGGTGCGTCCAAGCAGATGAAATACAAATATAGTGTTAGAATACATAATGTATCTACTACAGAAGAATTGGAAACTATAATGAACGAATATGGTTCAAAAGGTATTCGTGTCGTCAAAGTAGATTTATTAGGAGTTCAACTAGTTAACTGTAGACAACAAGCTAGATATACTCTATACTTAGAAGAGAAAATTAAAAAATGATAACAAATTACAATTTATTCTTGGACGATGAAAGGTTACCAAACCATGTTACTTGGGTTGATTTACCTCCTAATCAACACTATAGCGTAGTAAGAAACTATCAAGAGTTTGTAGATCTAATTACACTCAGAGGACTTCCTAAGTTTGTAACTTATGATCATGACTTGGCATCTGGACATTACGGTCATGGTTTACAAGGTGACTCAATTCCATATGACAAATATACAGAAAAGACTGGGTATGATTGTGCTAAATGGTTGGTTGATTATTGTATGAAAAAGGGTGTAAAACATCCTCCATATCAAGTACACAGTATGAATCCCGTGGGTAAATCTAATATTATTAGTTATGTTGAATCATATAATAGAACAGTTTAAAAATAAACTTTACACTGCTTTAACTTATTTAACAGTTGTATCTTTTATATATTTAATCATTGCAAGTATTGTGTTTGCTTTTAGACATCCATGGGCAACTGATATGGAAAGATTTATTCATATTGGTGATGCATTGATGTTTAATAAAATATCCTACAAAGAAATGAGAGGAGAATATGAAGAGCGCTGATAATATTGTTGAAATAGAAGAAGTTGAACTTAAAAAGTATACTAAGTTAAAAGAGGGCACTAAGATTGAGCCCGGAGATTTAGTTTACATATATGATAATTGTTATGCTAAACTAAGCAAGGGTAGTCGTGTTTGTAAAGAAGTTATTAATAAATTTAATACAATTTTAAGGAAAAAATAATATGAAGGATCAGGATTCAATATTTCTCATTTGTGATTGTTTTGAACACGGACTTTTAGTAGAAAGGTTTAAAGATGAAAATGAAGTATCATTAAGCTTGTTTGAAAGAGGTCTTAGTGGTAGAACACTTGGATGGTCTGAGAGATTAAGATGGTGTTGGCAAATTATTAGATATGGCAGACCATGGTCAGATTTTGTTATTTTGAATGAAGAAAATCAACAACAGTTAAAAGATTTTCTAAACAAAAAGATTTAATTTGTGAGTGGTTATCACAGATTAATTAGTATATAAAACCAACAATAAAAACTAAATATTAGGATAAAATTATGTCTAATAAGACAAATAAAAGTGCAGAAACAGTAGCTTCTTTTTCAAAGAAGTTTGTGGTAGTACGTAGTGGTACACGGGTAAGTGAATTGGTCTATGAATCAAAACAAGATGCAAAGATTGAGTTTGATCATTGGTCTGGTATTTTAAAGCGTTGGCCAGACGGTACTAAAGTTGAAATTGCAGAGTATGATGAAAAGAAACATAAGGTATAATTATGAATAAATCAATTGGACTAAGAGAACAAATCAGAGACGCAACCTCAAATGAAGAAGTTCAATCTTTATTGAACATTGGAAAAACATTTGAATGGGCTACACCAAGAACTAAACTCAGTTGGAAACACACTGCAAATAGAACTCTTGAGAAACTAACATCTGCAACAAAAACTGCGGAGGTAAATTCAGAAGAAAAGAAAGAAAAGAAGAAAGTTTCTAAAAAGAAGTAAGCAATATATATCTAATATAAGAACCAAAACGTCACTAAATAGTTTCCTATTCAGTGGCGTTTTTTGCTTTTAAATTATATAGGTTGATATTTATGTTAGTATGCCAAAAGCATCTACAAAAAAATATAAACCATATTTGTTACCGTCAGAATTTAGTGAGATGGAGAGATTTATTGAAGTTAATAAAACTTTGATGACGGAACAAGTGATTTCGTCTATTGAATATGCTTTAGACAAAAATTTAAATGTTGTTGAAGTATTTTCATTTAAGGATTCTGATTTTGTTGTTACGTTGCCATTTGAACAATTTAAAGATAATTTGTTACACGTATACAATTATTACATTCAAATGGAAAAATATGAACTTTGTACTCGAATTAAAAAAATAGAGACAAAATTGGACAGTGAATTAAAAAAAATAAACACGCATGAAAAAAAACAAAAAGAAAAATAATAGCGTTCAAAACAATACTCCAACAGAGGAACAAAAAATTGACAAAAGTCCAATTGTATATCAAAAATCAAAATTAAGAAATGAACTTTCAATATATGAAAGAGAATTAACAGAAAAACAAAAACAATTTGTTGAAATTGCTTTAAATAAAGAAACAAAAATGGTATTTGTCAGTGGTCCTGCAGGTACTTCCAAAACATACATTACTATATATGCTGCTCTTAAACTACTAAATAGTAAAAAGATCAGTGATCTATTGTATATCAGAAGCGCAGTAGAAAGTTCTGATAATAAACTTGGATTTTTGCCAGGTGAAGCACATGAAAAAATGGCACCATATATTCAACCATTATTGGAAAAATTATATGAAATGCTTCCAAAACATCAAATAGATCAACTAGAAAAAGAAGAACGTATTGATAGTATTCCCCTTGGATTTTTACGTGGATTAAACTGGAACGCAAAATGTATCATTGCAGATGAAGCTCAAAATATGACTTCAAAAGAACTAATTACTCTAATTACCAGAACAGGTGAATTTAGTAAAGTGTTCATTATGGGTGATCCAGAACAATCTGATATTAATGGAAAAAGCGGATTTACTAAGGTTTTAAGTCTATTTGATGATGAAGAAAGCCGTCAAAATGGTATATTTGTCTTCAAATTTGATGAAGATGACATTGTGAGAAGTGCTTTAGTAAAGTATATTATTAAAAAAATCAAAAAGATGTCTTAATTTATATTTATATATATCTTAAGACAGTATGCCTTCAGAAAATAAAACAATTACAGATTTAGATTCATTATCTGCTACCACAATATCAGACGATGATCTATTTTTATTTGTAGACCTCAAATCCAATGAAATTAAGAATATTGCTGCAAGTGAATTTGCACAATATAATATAACCGCATCAGGTATTTTGACCACATTAGTAAGCGGATCATTTACTGGGAGTTTTACTGGATCATTAACAGGATTGATACAATCTTCTTCATATGCAAAAACCGCATCATTATCATTAACGAGTAGTAATCTGTTTTATAATGGATTAAATAACGGTACTGCATCATATAGTGTAAATGCCGCTGTATCTGACTATGCACTTAGTGCAAGTTATTCATTAAGTTCTTCATATGCAACAACTGCTTCATATTCTATCACTGCATCACAGGCATATGCAACTGGATCTACACATTCAATATTAACTACTGGTTTATCTGATTATGCGTTAAACGGTCTATTATCAAATACATCATCTTATATAAAATATAACGGACAAAATAATGGAACAGTATACAGATCAATAATCACTGAAACTGCAAACTTTTGTTTAACCGCTTCAAATTTACAAGATGATAATACAACAATTGTTGCTAGATCAATTACATCAAGTTTTGCACAAACTGCGTTAACATCATCTTTTATAGTATCTGCTTCTGTTTCAAATTTTGCGGAAACATCATCTTTGGGATCAAATGTTGTTTTTTCTTATGTTAGATTTAGAATACAATCTGCAAGTACTGAGGGTAAATATGAAATCATACCAGAACGTTGGTACAATATTTCAAATGTAGGTATGTCACCAAATCCTTTAACTGGCGCAGACACTTATGACATTCAATTTGACGTAAAATACAAGGATTATGCAAAACCTTCACTTGATAATAAAAATGCTTGTATAACAAAATTTAAACCAACTGTTATAAGTAATTTTGAATTTGGAAATTTATCAGAATTGCAAAAATCTAAACAAAGCGGGGATAATAATAAATCTTTAATACCATATTATTTTACTTCAAATGGTTATTCTTGCACTGATGCCGGTTTTGTTTTGAAATTTACTTTAGCAGGTCTTGATGATGATGATGACGCTATAAAACCACGTAATTTTAAATGGTCAAGTGACGGTAAAATATCAACAATAGCAAATGATTTGTTGGAAGGATCAGTTTTTACCGCTATAGTTTACATTGATCCAAACGGAATTGATGTTAATACACCACCTGTGAATATTGACGGTGGATCATTTGTAAATCATAAGAAAGCATGTAATTAATTTGAATATTTATTATAAACTATGGATCAAAAAATTACAGATTTAGATTTAATAACAAAAGATGAAATGAATAATAACAATTTATTATTCATACAAGATATTTCTGAATCTGAAACAAAGAACATGGTGATATCAGATTTGACTCAATATACTATTAGTTCATCAAATATTTTATCATCTTTAAGAAGTGGATCATTCACAGGAAGTTTTTATGGTATTGTAAGCGGGTCAACATCATCATCATCTTATTGTGATACTGCTAGTTATGCACAAACTACATTTTTATTAAATTATATACCAGGAATAAGTAACGGATCAAGTTCATATTCACTTTATTCACTTTCATCATCACTTTCAGTCAGTTCATCTTTCAATATATCTGCATCATTTTCAGTTACGTCATCATATTCAAATAAAACAGCTTATGTATCAGTATTAACTGCAAATACATCATCAACGTCATTAACCGCATCAAATGTTAACTATTCATCATATTCAAATACCGCTTTGTTTTTGAATTATAATGGAATTGATAATGGAACATGTTTACGTTCAATTATTGCTGAGAATGCAAGTAACTCTTCAATAGTAAAAAATTTAAGACCAGGTAATACATCTACATCTTCACTTGCAATATCATCAAGTTATGCATTATTTGCTGAAAAATCATTTTATATAAAACAAACTGAATACTCAAAAAATAGTGCAAAATCACAATATACATCAAAAAATGTATATGCTTATATAAATTTTCAAGTTACTGGTATAAATAAATTTGATATATATAGTTGGAAAAATATAAGAACAACAGATCCTATTAAATGGAAACAAACAGGTCCATTTGGATTATTTTATATTTATTTTGATAAATTTACTGAAGTTGGAACTACAACAACGGTTGTATCTGATTGGAATTTTGAAACTTCACTTTTTGTTGTTCCAAATAATATATTCAAATCATATTCACTTCCAAATAAACATTATGGGATGGTAACAGGTGTTTGGAGTGTTACTACTCAAATTGTATCACCAACTTTTGATGATAGATATTTAAAAGCAAGTAATAATAATCCAAGTAACATGTTAATTGGATCTACGTTTTCAGTAATTGCATATAAATCAACACAAAATTTTCCACCAGAAAAACCACCATTGGGATCTACAAATACCATAATTCAAGTAGGAGGATGTGCAGCATTATAATTTTATGTCACATATAATAACAGAATTAAAAAATCTATCATTAGGAGAAGTTACCAATAATGATTTTATTGTTGTGACTGAAGTTACTAATAGTTTAGGTGAAATTCAAACTAAAACTATGAACTTAGGTGAGTATACTAAGTACAATATAACTTCATCAAATGTATTGAAATTATTCAGATCTGGTTCACATAGCGGCACATTTATAGGAAATTTGACAGGTTCTTCATTGTCATCATCTGTATCAATAACCGCTAGTATTTCCAATACAACAAATTATTTGGGTTATTCTTCAAATAATGGTACATCATCATATTCTATAAATGCAAATAGTGTACCTATAAATTCAAATAGTTCATATGCATTAACATCATCACATGCAACAAATTCCGTTACTTCTTCAAGATCATCTTATGTAAATATATCACCATATGT